TGAATTGCGATAAGTTTTCCTTGATGATTTCAAGCGGGTCAAATGGAACATGCATAAACCTTTCAATCGTTTCAGCAAATGGTGCAACATGGCATCCTGGGATGAATGCGCCACCCTCTGTACAATTGATCACACTTCCCTTATACTGCGCAATGTCAACCTCGTAAGCTCTAAGGAAGTTATACCAACCGGTATTTGTTTTAACCTGATCGACAACATTACCCTTTACAAAAAATATTCCTTCTCCCTCACTGGAAAAGGGAACTTCTGTAACGTGGGTTTCCCCATCCTCCCCATAGGCTAAATCCTGCCCAACAAGGATAATCGGGTCACATCCCAAGGCCTCCGCAATTTTGAAAGCCATATTAGAGGATGAAAGTTTTATGTCCAAAATACCTCGGTCAATCTCCAACCATTTGAAGTGGTCGAAGTTTCGATAAACGATGATTTGCGGACCTGTGTAAGATTTATAGACATGGTTAAATAATACCGGGCAGGCGGTCATGTAAACATCTTTGACTTCATCCGGATCAAAGTTATCAAAGAATTGTTGTACTTCATGTTCACGTTCAAGACTTGTAACCATGTGTGGCTTGATGCCGTTTTTCATAAGATACTTAAATGATGCATCGACGCTGATAATTAATGCTTTATCTTCTAAACCCTTCAGTAGATGCATATTCTTCTTAAGACTGGGACCGGCGGCCACAATTACTGCGGGTTTTCCCTTAAATTTATCATAAAGTAAATTGATACCTGGATTATTCACAATCTCAGTCACGTTATCCAGCATATTCTCAAGCCCGATTAGGCTATCTTCTGGACAGTTGCCGAAATTTTGGATATTGTGGTACATGGCTTCGAAAAGTATTTGCATGACCTGAATGTAGTAGTCTTTGCCAACCTTCATTGCTGGATAGAGAAATAATGGCTGAGTTACACCACACATTAGCATTTGCTGCATTTCTTTTTGGTAATGTTCGCGAAGTTTTGTGTATAGTTGATCGAGAGGTATGCCAATGAAGAAGTGAATACCGGGATTATTGATTAGTTGGGTTAAGTCAGTTACATTCATGGCGCATTGGAATAGTTCAATATCTTTTTCGAAGATGATAACACCTTGGGTTTGATGTTCTTTGGCTTTGAATTGAAGCCAGTAGATAACTTCATAGCCCAAGCCAAAACCACAGAAGACAGGGATCTTAACATTAGATAATTCAAATCCCTTAAATTGTTCCTCACAGTATTGGATCATGTTTCCCAAATAATAAAATTGACCATCAGGAAGAATCACATTCGGTAAGCAATTTTCCATCTTGGCAAGTTTATAATTTTCGATTTTAACCATGCTTAACGTTAGGGCAAGATCAGGATATCTGGCCATGAGCGCAGCATAATTATTATTATAGATGGTAGGATCAAGTTTCATTTTATCGCTCCCTAATCTTGTCTAATAAATTTTATCTCGACTATCTCCGGAGGCATGCCTTCATCTGTTATCTCTTTTTTTATTTCCACCAAATATGTAGGCGGCTCGCATCCTTGTTCAATCTCATCAAATTCTTGGCAAAAGGCAATATATTCAAACAAATCTTTATGATATAAATATTCGCATCTTATAACTACTAATTTACTTGTAACCTGTAACATTTTAACAATATCCACTTCATGCATTAGGGGTGCCGAAATATATACTTTCCCTATTCTTCTATTTTTCATTTTATCGCCGTTTCCTATCTTTAAGAGATAATATACTTTGCAGAATTAATCCCTGATAAATAAAAATCCCTGTCAACAACAGCATGATAATTCCAAATTGAAAATAGTACATTTTTATCACCCCTAAATATTTTTTATTGTTTCTCTAATTTCATCAACTGTCAGAAACACGTTATTATCCGATGAATAATCAGCATCAAGTGATTCGTGTAGCTTTTCTCCAACCCTTATGCCAATAACTTTGTATGGCATATCCAAGGCTTTGCAAAGATCAGTAATGAGTACACTCGGTAGCCTCGGGATGAATAATTCATTTCCCTGCATGCTTTCTATGCTATCCTCAACGAAATGAAGGACTTTATCCATCTCCATCCAAAAACGGGTCATCCGCTCGTCTGTAATAGGCAAGTATTCAGCACCTTCAGCAATTAACTTTTTAAATACAGGCACAACTGAACCACTTGAACCGCAAACATTACCATACCTGCAAACTGAAAAGCGAATGTCATCCGTTGCGGCAGTCATATTGGCATTCAGCCACAAATGTTCTGCAAGTGCTTTTGTTGCGCCATAGGTATTTGCAGGAGCCACAGCCTTATCTGTTGAAATGAAAAGGCATTTCTTAACTCCGCGCTCTATACACGCGTCGATGACGTTTTGCGTCCCAATAACATTTGTCTGTAATGCTTCAAATGGGTTGTATTGACACGTAGGAAGACATTTGATAGCCGATGCATGCAGAACTATATCCACTCCCCTGAACGCCTTCATAAGTCTGTCCTTGTCTCTCACGTCGCCGATAAACCAGCGCATATTGGGGGGATTTCCTAATTCATTTCTTAGGTTCTGCTGTTTTAGCCAATCACGAGAAAAGCAGATGAGTTTCTTAGGATTCTTGGCTAGTAGATATTTAGCAAAGGCAGTTCCGAAGGATCCAGTAAGTCCAGTTATAAGGACAGTTTGATTTTCCCAATTCATGTTAAAGTACCTCCTTCAACATAACTGGCATTCTCATGAATGGTCCTGCATCAAGACCGGTGGAATCCGGAAGACCGTAATGCCACTCAACGATTTCAGGTTGATAACGATACCATAAACCAAAGTTAGTTGTGTGGTCTGAAATGCCATACTTATCATGTTTAACATATAAGCCAAATTCTTTTATTTTTTCGTAATCTTCCATATAGGCAGGATAATTCGAAACACACAGCAAGGGCTTGATGGTTCCATATCTAACGGACTCGCGCCAGTTCCCAATTTGTTCAGCACTCCCGCAACTGACATAGACAGGAACCTTGCGTGGTACTTCCCCAATTAACCAATCTAATTCTCTATTATTGGCAATTTTGATCATCGGAACATCATATAAGAGCAGAAATTCTAATGAATCTTTATCAAAAACAGAAGATGTAACTCGATATCCTAATTCATTGCCATATTCATAGGCAAAATCAAAAACATCCCTGTCTAATGGGATGTTGTTTCCTGCTTCTAAAAATAACTGCCATTTGCAGATTATCGTGTGTTTTCCAGTATCAACTTTCTTAAGTTCATCATACATTTTTTTGACTATTTTTTTATCATTAAGGCAACTGTTTCCAGAACCGAAATCGAGGATTATCTGGCTCATTATACAGCCTCCTTATATGCTTTGTTTTTAACTACTCTATATATTGCATGTAGCGACACATTAAACATTTCTCCAAGTTCACGATAAGAATAATCTCCCGTTTCGTATAATTTTTTTATTTTATTCGCATCATTAAAAGACAATTTCCTTATTGCCATATTCATGGCTTTTATTGCTGAATCGCCAGTACGCAAACCTGTTCTATAAGCATGTTTCTTATTTTCGGATCCAGTTACCCATTCTAAGTTATCAATATAGTTATCTTTTTTGATACCATTTTTATGATTAACTTCTGGTTTATTTTTGGGATTTGGTATAAATGTTAATGCTACCAATCTCGCAACACGACGTTTTCGTTTTTTGGTTTCTTTACACAAGGTGATATATGGATATCCTAATGTTAACCATTGTTTTAAGATTTTACCTGAATAATAACTCCAGATATCACCGTTTCTATTTATGGCATACAATCCTTCATATCCAGGTATATCCACAAATTCACTTTTATCAATCATATTTTTATCTCTCCCTCTAATTTATTTTGCTTTACCAATAACATCCTTAATCGGCGTATCCCATCCAAGTCTACATAAACTTGCATATCGTTCCTTATTTGCTACTCGGTGATAGGTCAACTGAGGAATTGAATCCATCATTCCAGCCCTGATGTCCAGCCATAACCGACAAAAAAGCGCCTCTATCGTTTCAGATAGGCGCTTATGAGTAGTTCGCAAGGTATCGGCTTCAAGATCATAAGTTATTTTCTCTTGGGCGATAATATCTCCGGTATCAATGCTTCCATCCAAGTGATGAATCGTTACGCCCTTTGGAGTGTCTTCCAGGAAACTCCATAGGTTAGGATCTGCCCCGCGATTATAAGGCAAGTATCCTACATGCAGATTGATTGCTCGACCTTTAAATCTATCCAGAATATCCTTCTCAATCTTGCGCCGGTAGGCATAACTTATGATAAAATCAACGCCATCCAGCAATTCCTCTGTTACCAGTTCGAACGAATTAACAACCTCATCACCATTCGATTGTAGAAACTCAATTAAGTGTTTGTGTGGGCTCAGAAATAATATTTTCAAGATAATCCTCCTTATTAAAATTGATGTAGAAACTAGACCAGTATTCACCGTTGTAATATTTACGATTAGGAAGACGGGCAAAACAAGTATCATATTTTACAACTATGTTCATCCAGAATTGTAGATGAGGACTGCATTCGTAAACTTCTGTGAAGATGTTCTCTAGATTCATGTTCATAAAACCTTCATGTAACAATAGGCTCAATGATTTAGTTCCATGTTCATCCATGGCACCAGGTGTTAACAATAAACTTATTTCACCAAGTCTATTTTCCCATTGGATATTTTCTAGGCCCGCCATTCCGATGAGAATATCTTTTTCTCTTATTCCCCAGTATCTCGCATTGGATTGACGATTACTGACTACGTTTTTGTAAAAGTCTGCTTGCATTTCTGTTGTTAATGGGAATGATGTTCGCAGCATTTCAATCTGTGAATTTCTCCATCGTCGGACGTGTTCGACATCCAATAAAGATAGGGCCTTTAATTTCATTTCATCGCTCCTTAATATTTGTTTTTATATCCAGATATATTGTGTGAATGATTAGATTGTTCTAAGTCCCATGCTTTTGTAATACTTAATAAGTTTATCTGAACTTATGCTATTTTCTTGTGGCTCTGCTTTTATCTTTATTTTCCCCGTATAACCATTTTCCTTAATCTCATTAATAACATATTGTAAAAGTATTCTTGAATATCCGCATTTCCTATACTGAGGGTGAACATAAAGATTATATATCACGGGGCAATGTTCTTCTAAAGAGTAGAAACAATAACCAAACTTATTTTGAATAAAATTCTCATATTCTTGTAAATCTTTCATCTACTCCTCCTATTACACTTCCCTTTGCCATAATTATATATCCCGCTTCATATTAAATAGCACAAGGAATCCACGGAGCGAATGTGGTATACGGTAATAACCGCCCCTTGTGCTAAGATTGGCACTTTGTATCGTTTACATCTGTTGTGGTTTTTTCAGTTTCAGCCTGTTCTAAAAATTTAAGAATTACCCACGGTGGTAAGTGCTTACTTAATTCATCTTGAAATATCAAATACAAGTTGAGGTTCAGGTATGTTCCGGAAAAGAAATATATGGGGTTAAAATAAAATTGAACAAAGTGTTTACCTTGTTCAAAATACTCGAGTTTTCTTATTACGTTGTTATCTATAATCTTCTTCAGCAACGCCCTGCCCTGTCTATCCTTTAGTCCAAGTATTTTAATAATTCCCTCCTGGGTCAAAGGTTTGATATAAGCATTAACCCTTTTTCCTAGCATATTTGAATTTGCATATATATGTCGAGATAATCGAAACAGCTTCCCTATCTCGGAATCGGAAAATACATTAGGTAAAGGAATATCAAGATAAGACTTAATGCTAAAACTTTTGTACTTGAAGTTATATCCCTTTTCAGGATCAAACGGGTTGTAAAGCCCTCTTTCTTTTTCATCAAGAATGAATCCGGTTTTATTATCAAATGTTGTGACCTTTTGCCGTAAAGACAATATAATCACTTCCTTTCTACCATGTCATTGGATTGCCAGATATCACTAAAACCATGTCATTGGATTGCCAAGCAAAAATGGTAATAAACCCTTATAAATCAACACTCTCGGGGTTTTAGCTAGTCAGACACGTATTAACGTCATTCTTACGTGCCCATCTACGGTCTTTTCAGGGTAAACCCTTCAAGTCTTCGATGGAGAAACGCACATAACACAAAAACCCCTCACTCTCGTAAAGGGCCTTTTTGTTTTTAGCAGAATTTTTTTAAAGAGGTCTTTTCCGATGCTTAGATAATTCGCGTTCTAGTTCTTTTAGGTCTCGCCATTCTATTAGCTTTTCTATGCCTACCCACGACCAGAGTAGGATGAGGACGATAGCCATTATAATTAGTTTTAGGAGGATGGTGTTCATCCTACCATAACCATTTGTAAATATCTTATAGCGTTAATTAATCTTTCTTCTCTTTCGGTAGGAGTTAATTTATGATATCCCATATTTTCCATATAAGATATTCGTTTCTCTCTTGGAGTCGATGAATCAGAATAGGTTATATCTACATCTTTGAGTATGGAACACTTTTTAAATTGTGGAGTATACAAATTAAATCACTCCTTTTGTTTTATTAGATATTTTTTTGTGGCTTAATCCGCTACCTCGCCAAATAAACAGGCCAAAGCACTCCCCGCATGTATATTTATGCATAGTCCAAAAGTAACTGCGTCCTATAACTAACATTACGTAAAGTAGGATATTTCACAATGTCATTATACTGCATCGCTTAGTCTTAGCGCCATGCGGTGTTCAGGATTCTTGTGTTGTAAGATGTTTATGCATTGGTATTATCACTGTAAATGTCCATGACACGTGTACATTTTGGCGACAAATGTACTACTTGTAGTGAATGGGGGGTTGTATATTTTTGCAAGTTGTTGCATGGTCTTTTTTGTCTGGGTCGTGGAAGTGTTTTCTTTACCAAATCTCATAAACAACTCGCCCAGCACTATTAACTACCATTTAATTCCAATATTCTCTCTCTACCCTTATCATTCAACATCTTCTTAATATCAGTAGGGTTCAATTGTTCAGGTTGGTTATTAGTTGTAACATCAATCTTGTCCGAATACCCAAAATTATTCTTCAGATTAAATATTGCCATGATCGGATTAGTCTTATTGATAGAAGCCATCTCAACGGTGAATGTTTCTACTTTCTGCTTGGCATTCTTAACGATATAAGTATATCCATCGCGCTTCTCATATTCTAGCCAATTATCTTTATGCAACCCAATATAATCGCATAGCCCAGTGACAGTATAAGGCTTATTAATAGTAACCCTTCCCTCATTATTTACAGGGTTAAGAGAGTCACAATAAGCGAAGTATTCATTTACTATGGACTGTAAACCTTCTGGAGAAGGAAACTTCAAAGGTCTACCATCTAAATTAGGAAAAGGCATCACATTCCACTTCCTTTTAGCCATGCAAGCACTATATTCTCCTCGACCTCTTGACATACTGGACAAAGTCCATCTGGATAGCCTAATGACTTGAATAATGGCATTTGGTGAAGTGGTTTGATGTAGTGATCCTTAAAGTTAAATCCATTGCTTGGTAGCGTTAGGTTGTGTCCCCTTAAATACCTTGCCAGATCATTGCCGTCTGAATCATTCCAAGCATATCTATAATAAGCACTTTCACACCCCGGCCTAACTTTAACCGGAAAATACTTCGCATGTTCTCTGATATTCTCAAGGATGCCGGATAGCTTTTTGAGTTGTTCCCTTGCTATGGCTGCTGAAAGTTCGGGCATGCGCATATTCATGCCGACTAAGCCTGTTAATGGTGATAGACTTTCTTCATTTACTAAAGATTTGCCCATATTTAACATATCACTTACAACCGCTTCAGAATGATTCATTGCCAATCGTATCTTCATAGCCAAATCGTCATTATCAGTTACGACAATTCCACCTTCACCACATTGGATGTGTTTGTGTCTATTTAGACTGAACACACCAATATCCCCAAGCGTTCCAGCATACTTTCCATAGAACCTTGCCCCAATTGCCTGGGCAGCGTCTTCAATGACATATATCTTGTGTCCATATTTTAGACTGTATTTTTCTGCAATTCCATATATCTCATCTGCTGCGTATGGTTGTCCAAATAAGTCAACTATGATAATAGTTCTGGTACGCTCTGTGATGGCCTTCTCGACCGATTTAGGGTCAAGGCAATAGTAGTCTTTCTCTATGTCGGCGAAGACTGGTATTGCTCCAAAATGCAAAGGCATACTTGCTGAACATGTCATCGAATATGGCGATACGATACATTCATCGCCCAATGTTAATCCAATGGCGGCACACGCCATCCAGAGTCCACTCGTGGCAGAATTCGCGGCAATCGCATGATTAATTTTAAAATATCTTGACCATTCTTCTTCTAATAGCTTAATCTCTGGTCCACCATAGAATGAACTTGAGGCGTTTCCCTGATATCCCGAAAGAACTCCACGTTCCATTACTCTCATAACTGCATCTTTTTCTTCTTGTCCAATACTCATTTTTATCACTCCTATTACAAAATAAAAAGAAGCCTTAACTGGCTCTTGAATTATTTTCGTTTTTATCAACCATTTTCCATCAATTCAAAACAAATCTCCAGTGACCGCAATGCCTGTTCCCCTGTACATTTTAACTCTTCTTTGCCCTCTAAAAACTGAAAAGCATTGTTAACCACATGCCAATGAGATTTATCGTAATAATCCCAAACCGGCATATCCCCAATGCGTTCCTCTCGCCAATGATATTTTTCAAAAAACAAATCCATCTGCCAAATGCGATAATCCGTTTCACATTCCATGATTTTACCGTTATATTGGCCATCAAAAAACCACTCAAGGAAACTGATTGCATGCGTAGCGGTATGTTTCCATCCACGATTAAATACGACATTAGCAGAGACTATTTTTCCAAATTCTCCTGAGTTGTATCGTTGTTTCAAATCTTCATAATAGGGGAGAAAGTTCCTTGTGTAATTAACAAGAATTGGTATTTCCTTAGCCTTATACAGTTCAACTATTTCCCGAGCCTGTTTCAAATCGGTGCAGATCGGTTTTTCACATAGAATTAATTTGGGTCTGTAATCAACCAATTGTTTTAATATTTCAAAATGACAATTATCTGACGTTGCTACAACGGCCACATCAAAATGTTTATCACAATCTATAAATGAATTAAATGTTTTCATTCCCCAGTATCTTTCAGCATTATTTCTTTTGTCTTGGTCAATATCACATCCACCAACCAATTCAAATCCATCATGCTTTATGATCGCATTAGCAAAACTTATTATTTTGTCTTCGTTTCCACTACCGAGACCATCAGCAAGGCAACCTTGTCCTCCAAGTCCAATTATTATTGTTTTATATTTATTCATTTTGCCGCGCTCCCTAATAGATGTCTCCAATTATAGTTTCTGCGAATATTGGTTATATGACTTTTTGAAACATTATATATTTCGGCTATTTGTCTATGTTTCATGTCATGTATATTTCTTATTTCGATGATTTGTTTTTCTGTGAGTTTAGAATTAGAATTAAGTTCTCCTATTTCGCATGCTTGCCTATTTTTGCTAACCTTGTCCGCATTATTGTCTGCTCTAGTCCCTAAAAATATATGATCTGGATTGATGCACATTGGGGTGTCGCACTTGTGACAAGCGCACATTCCATCCGGAATTTTACTATGTTTGTTTTCATACATATAACGACTTAGGTATCCTGGCTTACCATTGACTTGGTATTGTGGATATCCATGTCCGTTTCCCGCATGACTTGTACAAATCCAACAGTCGTTTTCATTGACTTGCCATGCGATTTTTTTATTAGTTTTCATCTTAAAACCCCCTTGAAAGATTTTGCGCATAGGAAAAGCGACCATATTCAAGGTATGATCGCTTTTTACACTCCGTCGAGTAACCTAAAATTATTTATTCCTTGGTCTACCTCGCTTCTTCTCTGACGACAGATTCTTTTTTTCCATATTGGCATAAGCCTCAGCCAATTCGAAAAAATAATCCTTCCTGGTCACCTTAGCTACCTTGGTGTACATGTCAGGATAACTATCGATTATGTGTATGACCTGCTGACAGGTGAGTTCCTGATTGTAACCTTGGTTTTCAAAGCCATAGATAAATCTGATTAATAATAAATCATCCATCTCGTCTAACGTCACTTCAATATCTGGCCGGTTTTGCTCAAGTGGGGCTGACCAATTTTGCACTTTATAATTCAATTTTCCCTTGGGATTAAGATAAATCCAAGTAAGGGCATGCTCAAAATCCAATTCGTTGTCAATTTCCTTATATGATCTTTCCAGTGCCTCAATATTGACAACTCGCAGATCAAAGCCACGAGGGAATGAACGTATCTCTATATTCGTTGTCATATCAAAATCTGGGTAGCTTTGCATATGCAAATTAATCAGATAATCTATGTGCTCCCAATAAATTAGTGGGCAATCACTCGTGAGTTCCACCACAACATCCGTATTTGTTGCCTTCCCCCCCTTGATTATGCGATCCAGAACGTTATCCTCGGAACCTCGATAATATTCATAACCCATTGTTTTGCAAAATTCTTCAAGGCAATCATCCTGCTCATTTGTTGTGATAGCGATAACAATACCATCAAGTAACTTAGCGGATTTTACGCGTTCAACAACTCTTTGTAGGACCGTTTTTCCATCTATATCCAAGAGAACTTTACCAGGCAATCGTGATGATGTCATATGCGCCGGTATTATTGCCTTTATGACCTTGTCGTTAATCATTTTGTTTTCGCCCCTTTAAGTAAATAAATCGCCATTTTCGGCGACAAAGTTATCGTAGATTTTTTTGTAATTATCAATATCCTGAATCCATGAGGCATCCATGAAGATGTTGTATTCATAGTGGTTCTGCTGTCCCAATTCTGCCCACTCTTCAAGCGATTGAGGCTCAACGTATCCATATTCCTTACACATATCAGCCATTTCAGTATCTGGAAGTGGTCTGAAGAAGGTAGTAGAAATGAAGAAATTCTGATTAATCTCCTTAATCATCTTGATATACTCAATTGTCTCAAGCAGATTATCAATTGTTTCGCCAGGGCATCCGAAGATCACGCCGGATACCATCTTAACATGAGGATATATAGCCATTATCTCAGCACATTTTTTGTAATTTTCGAGATGATCTTTGCCCTTTTTCATGATCTTTGCTATCGATTCTGACCCCGATTCAAGGCCGATGGTAAGTTGCGTCAATCCACTTTCCGCGATATCCTTGAGCATCCCTTGTGGCATTCTTATGATTTCATCAGCGCGTGAATCAGCAATCCAAGAAAGTTTATGTTTCCTCATCAATTGGGAAATAAAATAAGCCCTTTCAGGCTTAGTGAACAGTGTGGCATCAAAGAAGACTGCTTCTTTGAATGAATAATGTGACATCAGATAATCAATATCTGTTTGGATGCGCTCAAAAGATAGAAACATAAGTTTACGCCGTTTTTTGGTGCTGCAGAATGAGCAAACTCCTACACAGCCGTAGCTCGAAACGTAGATAAATCGCTCAGTAGCAAGATTAATGTACTTCGTAATATCTATCAACCAATAAGGCAAAGGATATTTTCCAGTATCCATTTCGCCTACAAATACTTCGTCGATATATGGAGATTCTAGTGTTTGAACCGGAAGGGCTGTTGCATGGGGGCCACCTATGATAATTTTTTTATCACGAATATTAGTTTTTATTTCTTTCGCAGTTCGATATGCTTCACTTAATTGATAGCCCGTAAATGCCGTAATCATTACCTCAACATCATCTGAAAGTAGCCATACAATATCTTTAAATGTGCTTTCAATTCTCTGATCCCATATTTTAACTTCATGCCCCTGTGCTAATAATTCAGCGGCCACGGATAAAGCCGTTACGGGCATATAATGAAAATTTTTATAGGACTCCAACTTTGGAAATATCAATAATATTTTTTTCATTTTCGCACTCCCAATATTTATGAATTCTATTTGCAAAAACATCAATCATATATTCTTGATCGAGGAAATATTCGGAAGATGGCTTTGTAACTATCTCACCACCAAAACCTCGCTTGAATCTGCTAATGGATCTCTCTTTTTCGGTAGGTTGTTGGTGCAACGAATTAAACGCTTGCTCACCCATTTCGTAAGTAACGATCCCTTTATCCCTTAATATTTCAAACGCCTTATTCATTAAAAAATGAGTGACATTATATTCCTTATATGGCCTAGGTGTGCATGACATGAAATAATAAGCATATTTGTTCCAATGTAGGACATAAATATAACCAACTGTTTTACCATCAAGCAAAGCTTCAAGCAATGTTCCGAATCCTTGTTTTATCCATTGTCCTAGTAGTTCGAATGTTACTCTCGGTCGAGTCTCCTTCTTGGCAACATTGATATAATATTTCCTGAACTTCTCAATATCTTCTGATGTTCGATATGTGAGGAATTGTTCAGCCTTCTTTATAGCTGACTTATGCCCCTTAGTTGGTCGCACATTGTTCAAATCAAGAACACAGGTATAATTCTGCACATTCAAATATTTTTTAATATCACAGTCAACCTGAATATGTTTGATGCCGTTTTCTAACGCAATCCTTTTGACTTCTCTTATAATTTCTCGCTCTTCATCAAATCCAGGAGAGATAAGTTTATCACCTTCCTGAATCAGTGGGACAATATTTGTTATTTGCCGACTATTTTCAAGAAAAAATGAGTGGTCTTCGAATTCCACTCCGAATTTACTATTTTGCAGGTATTCTAGCCAATAAGTCGTATGCCAGAACCAATGGTTTTTAAAACAAAACTTATTCCATCTTTCATGGTGTTCAGGACAAAGTTTTACAAAGCTCATTTTAATTGCTCCTAATTTAGTTTATTTTAGCTTATATTTACAAAGGTCCCTCAACTGGCTTATTAAGACTTATCTCTCGTTCAATAACTTTAAGTCTTATCTCTAACTCAATATTTTTAAATTTCCAACTATCTAAAAATCTATCATATCTTTGACAATTTTTAGGTGGATTTTCTTTTTGCCAGCACATATTATGACGAATACAATCTTTGCAATTCAAGGAAGTCAACTCCCAAACAAATAGATAATGCCGACCAATTAGGACGGCATTATTGCTCTTCCCGCTCATTGCGGATGAACTATGTGTGCTTCACTCTTAAGATTCTCACGTTATAATCATAAACCTTTTTTCTCTCAAAAACAGTGACTTTTTGGAGAATAAACAGTGACTTTTCAAGGAATATTCATTTTATCGCCTAAAATACAGATACCTCTGAAACAGTGGACCAAGTATTTGCCAAAGTATCTCCAACGCTTCTCTGTTTATTAACTTTAGCCCATCAGTTTGAATATATATCCTACCGACCGAGTATTGTTCATTGAAAAGTATCTCGATACTTCGCCATGACTCTGCTTCGAAATACTTCGACTCGATAACCGTCCTTTGCTCCCTAGTCAACGCCTTCAATGCTTCATCAATCTGTTCAATCTCCACCGTTTTGTATCTTATCTTGGATTTATCTTCGTCAATCCATTCTTGCACTAGTTCGGCAGTGACTTCTCTTTGGTTTACTGTTTGTTCAGTTGGAGACGTAGTGGTTATTGAGTGTGGCATACCTAATATTCTGCTTACACTATTTTCAAACAGCCATAGTTCCCCACTTTTCAACGCTTCCTCCCATACTGATACCCTTTGCATAGTAGTTATAACTTCGGCTTTATGCTTTTTGTACAGCTTCAGTCGTTCTTCAAGTATATTCTGGCTTTCCTTTATCATTGCTATGGAGATCGCCCCCCTAACCCTTAATAACGGCGATTGTTTTTAACTTTTTGATGGGCTTAATAAGATCCAACTCATTATTAATAACCTCATCAATATCCTTGTAGGCCCCCAAACATTCCTCAGCAACATTGTCTTTTTTATGCTTGCCTAAGATAATTCTCTTTGCCTTTAAATCAGCTAATGTATTCTCTGTTGTGAATTGTCTTCCGGCTTCTTTGCGCCCCATCCTGCGTCCTGCGCCATGCGAACAGGACATGAATGAATCTTTATTGCCTAATCCCTCAACGATGTAAGACGAACTTCCCATAGCTCCCGGAATAATTCCTAGCTCTCCTTCTCGGGCACGTATTGCACCCTTGCGATGTACCCATACATTTTTGCCAAAGTGATTTTCAATCGTTGCATAATTATGGTGAACGTTTACCGCCATAGATTGTTCAAACAAAAAATTCACATCAGCATATTTATTAACTGCAACAAAGAGTGTGTTGAGTGCAATCCCCATCATCTGTGACCTGTTTTCCATGGCAAATTCTTGGGCTAAATTCATCCAAGCAATATACGATTGACCCTCTAGCGAATCTACGGGTAAAAATGCCAGCTCCCATTCTTTGGGGATAACCGAAAACCACTTAGAATTAATCTCTACCGCCAACTTATTGAAATAGTCGCAAATCTTTTTCCCAAGGCTTCGGGATCCCGAATGGAGCATAATCGCAACCATTCCATTATCATCTTCCTGGAGCTCGATGAAGTGGTTATTCCCCCCCATTGTTCCCATTGATAAGTAAGCCTTTTCGATTTCAGGAATGAGTTCTAACCCCGCATTTAAATGTTCTACCTTGTAAGTAGCTTCATCAAGGCATTCACTTTTCTGCTTTTCGCTGTGATGGGCAAATCCAACCGGGACATTTCTCATGATATTTCCGATGATTAACTGAGCTAAATTCCCCTGCCCCGTCTCGGTATTACGCAATAACTGAGCAGGGATATTTGTTTGAACAAAAGCCATCCCGCACCCGATATCCACGCCAACCGCATTCGGAACAATAATATTTTCAGTTGCCAATACTCCACCTATGGGCATTCCATATCCTTGATGCGCATCTGGCATTAATGCAACGTGCTTAAAGGCAAAAGGTAAATTCGCTAAGTTCCTTGCTTGCTTCATTGCCCCATCTTCGATATTATCTAACCACATTTTGATAGGCAATTTTGTTTGGTCATATTCTACTTGCATTTATTCTTCCCCCCTCTACAATTTAACCCTCTTATACTTTTTCTCGTAAATGCATCCATCCTCAAAATTACAGCCTTCGCAAGTGACTACGTCTATGAGCTGAATCACATCTAGACACGAATGGTAATTATGCAGTTTTGCCCTTTGCATCTGATATTCAAGGTCTGCAATTTCATTTTCTGTCTGTTGCTAGATAGTTGGATGATGATTGATGCTAATTCCTGTTTGTGGAGGTTTATTGTTTCGAGGTTCATGTGTTATCCCCTAGGTACACTTCGATTAACTCAACAGACCCTTTCATTGTTAGAAGCCATTCTGTAAATTGGCCTACTGTTAATTCATCACAACATTCGTCAAGGTCGTGATATACGTTCGCTTGATCTTGTAATATAAAGATTAAATCAGCTAAGTCGGTGTATTTAACTTCGGTTAACACTTTATTGTCGCTCATGGTTATTTCCCCTTTTTATCCTTTGCATAATCTTCTTTTGTTCACTTATGGGCAATTTAGCAAACTGAGTAACATATTTCGTAACCTTACAATCTTCGTGGTGCATTATCTCACCCGTTATTTTCCATTCACTTTCATAAATCCATTCTCCACATATTGGGCATTCACCAACTATGCAACCACCATGATCTATAAAAATCATCGGTGGTATTGGAAATTGTACAGTGCTCATCCCATCCTTCCTAATCCATCAAACTACGCAATGACACTGTTTCCCCATTTCTTACTTGTCTTAAACCTTCACGAATTGCTTCTTTTTCTTTTTCCCGCTCAATACTTTTTAGACACCGTTTGCATGTGACTATTTTCTTCTTGCTCGTCATAAAAACCGTATCCTTCGTGATTCCACACCGAGTTCTATTCGTGATAGTTGGATGACTACAATGAAGTTTTGGCATGTAATAACCCCCTCTATTTACTCGCCAACCAAGCTACGAATCCCCATAAAGCAAGTAATGCTATCATTACAATCGCGTCAGGCCAACTCATCATTTTCCATCCCCCTCAATCATTTTAGTTTGGAACAATCAGGGCATACATCTTGCCATTCTCCATTTCTCTTTTGGCTTATCCATCCTTCGCTTTTCTTATAATCCACAGCTTCACTAAATTCAAAAAATCCTTCGCTTGCTTCTTCTCCGCAAATATCACAGGTTAGATTATAAAATCCGCAACTTTTATCAATCATTTGTTTATCCCCTCTCTAAAAAATCATAATATTCATTTTCGCCGATTTCCCCCGCGTGCCACATTTTGCGCATAATTCGGCATTGATTACTATGTTCAATTTTTGCTATGCGCTTCATTTCTTCTTCGGTAGCATCAGTATTAATCTTTTCTTTCCACTTACTCCATAGTGGGATATTAAAAATGGTCCACGTTACATCCGGAATTTCAAAGGTCAATTCGTCTCGCGCCTTATCATCCTTATTCAGAGGCGGTTTAAATTTGTTTATAAAATAAATCTCATAAACATTCATATCCGCTTCCGTTTTGAATTCTGTATACTCAATTTTAGTGACAAGGTTTATATCAATATCTCTGTGCATGGGGCGCTTGAAAACATGCCCTCGAATGCGATCTTGCAATGGCTGTTTTGTTCTTCCGAGATATACCATCTTCGATTCGTAAAAGATTCTGTAAAGGATAAATCTTTTAATCATCTTCATAGGATGCCACTAAACTTTAGGCGTAGTTTTAGATTCATTGGATTACCTCCTCAATTTCTATTTAAGCACTAGCCATGCCATGAATCCCATAAACCAAAAAAGCATATCGTGGCTATTGAAACTATTATTGCTTCAGGCCAACTCATCATTTTCCACCATCCTTCCTCAGTTCTAAACCCATCTCACTCAAAATCTTCTCAACCTCTTCAAAAGTTTTACGCACAGCTCCACGCATTCCCGAAATGTCCCTCCAACTCAGTTTCGCCAAATCTCCTACATTCCATATGTCTGCTTTCCTCAGACAGTGATAAGTCCTGGTTGATAGTCCGATTTCTGCGATTGTTTGATCAAGATGTGGGTTATACTTTTTGAGTTTTGATTTCAGTATGTCGAAGATCATTTGTCTTCCAACTCCTTCCACCCAATATTCATACCGAGTATTCCGGCAATATCATAATGCATGACTCTCATAGTTTCCTTTCGTCCACTTTTTAACTTTAACCCCGGATTATTTGGACATTTCAATTCTCTTATTTGACCGTATTGACGGCATACTAACGGACGATAATCATAAACTGAGCAACGCTTGTTTTCAGTATTAAGTAAGATGCAGGTTAGCGGTTCCCTTTGTTGAGCCTTAATGCGTTCGCGTTCTTCTTGTGGCATAAGATCCATTCCTGCTTGTAAAATCACAAGTTCCGGTTTAGTAACAGGCACTGGACCGCAACAGCCCCCACATTGTTTGCAAATAAAACTACTCAAACTTTCATCCCCACCATTCTTTTTTCTTTGCTCCAAGGAGAAGCTAGTTTTCCCTGTCCGCTTCCACGCGCGGATGTCTTTGTCTCACTCGCCTCTTCCATTGTCCATCCTTGTCTCATGCGCCAGGTAAATGTTGCGTATCGTATGCCATTTTGCCTTGCTCGGTCAACATACTTTTGTGGATATATCCTGTTGTCTATTTGTACTTGTGCTATTTGCTTACCATGGTCGATCAAGGGAGTTGTTGCCGCCATTTCGGGTGTCCATCCTCTCTCTATACGTCTTTGCAATGTTCCGTAAGAGATTCCGTTTTTATTAGCCACCTTCGACCACTTAGATAAATCTGTTTTCTTCCGGCACGGTTCATTTATTGCCCTTTCTCTTTCCCAGCCACGCAGTCGCACACGATGGATTAATGTGTCAGGGCTAATGCCATTTTTACTAGCTGTCTCAAAATCAGAAGGGCTTATATAAAAGTAGTAGCTCAATTTTTCTCTTCCTCCTTACCACCTGCATCAAATTTTTGGAGCAGGAATGTGTTTCTCCCAAAGTTCTTTTATCCGGAGTAGAATTTGTTCATTGGTCATGAATACTTGCTCCTTAATATTGTTTTCCATGCATTTTTGGCCTTGATTTATTTTTTTCCATCTTGGCTAAGATTGCTGACTCAATGTCAATTTCAAGTCCAGCACAAAGGTCCGCAAGTCTTATAAATACATCTGCCAATTCTTCCGCCACATGTTCTTTGTCGCCCTCTCTGTCTGCTTCTAGGACTTCTGATAATTAAGAATGAACAAGGGCTATCATTGTTCCGAACTCTCTTGGATTATCCCAAAAACCATGTTCTATGGCATTTTCGTGAGTCTTGCCGATTAAACTCGCCATTCGTATACTTGTAACCCATTTATTTTGATGGACGCAACTAAAGCAAAGGTCTTTCGTGCTTTCCATCCACCCATAACGGCAATTCATGCAATTTTTATCAATATCATTCATCCCTCAACACCCTCCCATTCCCATAAACTAAGTGCACCTTTGGCTGGAATTGGCTTCTCTAGTCGCTTAACATCTTCTAAGATCCATGCGTAACGACCGACTTCATAAACTCCGAAATCAATCTCATACCCCTTAGCCGATTGAACAAGATCTATAAACTCGGGAGTCATCTTGATGCAGTCGACTAGATTGCAAGTGGCGATAATGCAACCGTGAGAATAACGAATTCCCCCACTCTCAACATGTTGAGGCTTTAATGCCGAAAAGAAGGGTTCCTTCCATGCAAGGTCCATATGCCACGGTTTGAGACTTTTCCCAGCATGAATAGCTAGTGGACCACGATACTTAGTTGACCAGCTACGAGTTTCAATTTTCTTAGCCCCGACAGCGATTAGACTCGCCCAGGGTTCTAATAGCGTTATAGCCTTCATTTCTTCGACACCCTCTTTTTTTTACTTTAGATTTAAAGTTTCTTTATTGTTGATGTTTAATGTAAAGATTAAGATAGTCAAGTACAATTCCGCCAGCTTGTCCCACCTCTTGAAACTTTTCGAAATCTTTAATTGGGATATTCTTCTTTCCTCCTGCTTTTGATCCTAGCCAATAACTAATAATTTCACTAAGTTCAATTCGAAAAATCTTATCCAGAGTGGTCATTTCGATGATGAGAAAAGCTGTGCCACCCCGATTATCCCATTCGGTGAGAAAGTCAATTTGATGTTGTTCAATGTTTGCGAGTGGAAAGTTAGTTTTTAACTTACATTGCTTTGCGTCGAAGGCAATAGGTCTTGAATACCTTTGATCTCCTTCTACTCCGATGTAATCTACAGTTGATTTTTGAGCAGGAAAGGCAGAGACGATAATGGGTCCTTTGCGAATTACCGTCCATGGTGTTGCCACTTTCTGAATGAGCGCAACTCCTTTAGCTTTGTACTGCTCGTTGGCGTGTTCGATTAAGGTTTCTAGGGATTTACCGCGATTGGCGTAATTAGTTGCGGAACTTGTCATACTTCCTCCTCAAACCTTTTTCTCATTACCATTTATTTTCGCAAACATTCCAACCCTTGCATGATTTTGTACAGTTAATTTTATTGCAAAGAATAGGCCTGCGCATGGTTGACCACTTTTCCTCTCGCCCCTTAGATGACATAGTAAGTGAAAATTTTCCAATGGCGCACCCGGTAACGCCGATAATAACTATCGCACAAATCCAAAACATCAAATCATCTCCATCATCATTTTTGCCCTTCTCCAAAATTCTTCCTTAACCCGTTCGATGTACAAATTGCGAATAATTGCTAAACTAATTTCGATTCGCGTCCACTGCTCTTCAATTTCCTGGTCTTGAATAAACATTGGGTCGTCAGACACGCTACAAGGGCCTTCCTTACCTCTTTTGGGGCAATCACCCACACTATCGCTGTTCGATGCCTCAGACATACCTTCTAGCTTGTCTGAGATGATTTCTGAAGGTTCTATTATTCCCACCTTGAACGGTTCTTTATTGTAGTTATACTGTCTATGTTTTTCCATTTGTCTTTCTCCTTTTCAAATTGCTCAGAAGGTGGCTGTGTCGTTCGCCCCTGTTTGATAAATCCCCAAAACTAGTTTTTCATCAAAAAGTCTTTTTGCTACCCTCATTTTCCTTCTCCAATTCCTTCATTTTTCGATTAAATGCCTCTATGCCATCTTTAAAGTTTTCCCGGTTTAAAATAACTTCCATGGCTAACAGGTCTAAGTCATGTTGCGTTTTGGCAGAGTTTATTTTTTCGATTAAGGTCACGACTTTTCACTCCTTATTTATCATCTCCATGCGTCAATGCATTTTCCGATGCTTAATGTTAACCCTGTTTTTCTTTACTTTTGGCTCGCCAAAAGTAAAGCATGTAGAAATTTATTCATCTGTTTGCATTGTTCAGGGCTTAGAACTTTTCGATAATCTTGGTGTTTTTGGTATGCGTCATCCGGTCTTACTGCTTTAGGTTTTACTTCTGGCTTTGGTCTCTGATAGATAACGGGTAGCTTTCTTCTTTGCCTCCAAGAATCAATGGTACTTTGTGGTACTCCTAACATTTCTGCTATTTCTGCATCACTTTTTAATTCTTCGTATAGTTGGAGGGCTTTGGTTTCGTCAAAAGTTATTGGCCTAGTCATGGATTGTCCCCCCTACTCTTCCTCTTCCATTTCTTTTCTCAGCTCACGTAGATGGTCTTTCCATTCATGATCTTTAAGTTTCTTCTTTTCTTCTTCCTGAGTTGGTGCAGGGATAAATCGTCTATCCATGTTTGCAATGATTGTCTTTAAGGATTGTGGCGTTCTGAGATCCATTGATTCACGCTTTTCAAGTGCTTCATATGCCATGCGGAATTGACCACGAATTACGTCCGGTTCTTCGCTCAAGCAGAGGTCTTTCCATCCGATGGCCTTTACTGCTTTCCTCGTCATTGGGTTAAGGCTTGCGAGTGCTTCTGTTTCTCTGTAGCTTCCAAAGTTGCGGATTGCCCTCAGAACTTCTGCGTAGGCATTGGGTGCCGTGGGTATTGTCTGCCCTGTTACTTGCAACGCCATCCCTCGGAATACGGCCGGCATTGGCAGGAATGGATTTTCTAGGGTAGCTATTACTTTCCTGGCAGCGGTTATTGCCACTTCATAAGGAATATCATTTAAGGCATCCCAGTACACTTCCATTTTTGCAGGACTTGGCTTTGTGTCGGTAGTTACTGCTGTGATATAGTTGTAAAACTTTTGAAATTCTTCTTCACTCATTACCTTTGGCCGCCTTCCTCATTTCTAGCCATTTGTTACTTATGTCTTGTTGTGTGGTTTGTTTAGTTACAATTTGATTACCAGACTTGGATAATGATTTCATTTTCATTGTGAGCTGATCATATTTCTCCCTGAGCTTTTTAGTTGATAAAATATTTGCTTGCCAAAAGCTATCTTTCTGGCACCACTGAATAACTGACCGAATATCCTCAACGCTTCGTTTGTCAATCCTGATCATTAAGTCAATGTGCCCCGCCCATGTTTGAAGATTTGGTTTTTTGGCCTTTGGATTATTCAAGAGCATCAAATTATAAAGTTCACTAGATAGGGAAATTTCAATTGCATCGTCGGAAAACTTGTTTGACGACAAAGAAGATATATATAGTTCTTCTATATTCTTATCATTCTTTATATTCTTGTTTGTGTTACTTTGTTGTTCCGTGGTTGTTACTTGGTTGTTACTTGGTTGTTCTTTATCTTTTTCCTCGCCCTGATAAATGCAGTAATTTAGCACCTTAACGACACTGTATTTGTTGTTACTTTTTATGGAAATCATGTTCAACTTTTCAAGAATTTTTAAACGCTTGTATATTGAGCTTTCATTCTGTCCAGTGTCTGAAGCAATAGCTTTTCTCCCAGTTATAAAGCATCCCTTTTCAAGTATTTCCTCTTTGCTATTCCAGATTATTTTAGTCTCGTTATGGTTTGCCTTTAATAAACAATAGGAGAATAATTGATAAAGATCCGGTTTTAGGAAAATAGGGTTATCGAGGATCTTCCTATGGAACTTAATCCATCCAGTCACTTAATCACCCGCTCTTTATTCGCCTTCCATTTCAGCTCTCAGATCCTCTTTGATGTAATAGTTCCAACCGTTTTCCTTACAGATGCGTTCAGCTTCAAGGCCAAATTCTTTCCAGTTGATATTGCTTTTGTGGTGATTTAGTTTGCCGATTTTTAAAAGTGTTCCACTTGAAACTACCCTTGGAATATGTTCTATGAGTTGCAAGACTTCGCCATGTTCAATTACTGGCTCAAAGCTAACCCAAGTATTAACCCATTTTGATATTCTCTGAAGTGTTCCAATTCTTTCGTTAGGCAATGCCGCCAATGGTTCGTTAATTTCTGCAAGGTCATCCGATAGGCAGGATAACGTTATCCCGAAACTATCCCCCGAACCTAACAAATCAAAATCCCTTCTCGCCCGATCCCCACCTTTTGTGAGGATTTGAACGTGAGCCCCTGCCTCTTTGATAGCCATGATTACTTCTCGTGTTGGTAAGGTATCGATAAGCGCAGGATAGGGGTCACACATGAAACAGAGCATTATTTTTTTATCCTTATACTTACCACCTGATAACTGGCGTTTTGTTGCCTCGACGATATTTTCTCTCGGTTTTACATCTGCAAAGGATTCATTCGGATGCCAACGGTCAAAATTTTTCTTAGCATAGCAATAAAAACACCCATGTGGACAGCCATTGTATATATTTATCGCTAAATCCGCATACTCTTTCGCCCTTGTTCTAGGCTCATATATCGGTCTAAACATGATTATTCCCCCTTGTTATTATCGCCTTATTCCTACTATAGTGACCCGAAATATACTTCCGTTCCCTAACGCTAGAATCGAATCTTTTTAACAGTGTTCCACAACCGCAAGCACATAATATTGTTTCGTTGGGATCGTAAGATAACTTACCTCTTTTCGCATGACCACCAAATAAATATTTTCTCGGACGATTACCACTGTCATATTTAAGGAATTTTGCACCACATCCACAAGCACATGACACTAAAGTATTTGATTCATTCGGTTTTCTCTTGTTACTAGAACTTTCTCTATGGAAAAATTTATGTTCTGCAATATTTGCAGCTAAAGCGAGGTTATCAGGACTATTATCTGTTTTTATTTCGTTTTTATGGTGGACTATTTCTTCTGGTAGCAAATAACGTCCAATCTTCCTTTCCATAACAATCCGATGCTCATAGACCCAACCATTGGCATCTGAAAATGGATGTTCAGGCATTTTAATCTTTACATACCCATGAGATGAAACAATTTTTTCGCCTTTCCAACTTGGGCTTTCACTAAGCTTTAAACCTGAAATATTAACCATCCCCTTAATTAAATTACATATATAGTATATCATTATTACGTAACCTTTGCAACGCAATTACATATATGTTATACTTCTATCGGAGGTGATTAAAATGAGTATAAGCAAAGACAAGGTCAGGGCAAATTTGATTATTGACAAGGAACTAAAGAAACGTTTAGAGGAATTAGCAGTTAAGGAAAATAGGAGTTTTAATAATTTAGTAGTAACGATATTGGAGAATCATTTGAAGTCTACCGAAAAGTAGGCTTTCTTTTTTTATTCCCAATACGCTTGATCTTCCCTACTCCTCTTCTGAGTAAACGAAATCGGAAAACCACAACTGCAGCAGTTATAAATATTTTTAAAGAAATCCTTGCCGTCCAAATGAGTAACTAAGGTGAATTGTTCACCTTCGCATTGAGGGCAACCGTAGTTTCCATTTTCTAGTTTGATCGCGTTTGTTTCAGGTTTTAGCATGGTTGTTACTCCTTTATTCAATGTACCATTTTCCTTCAGTAAGATGCTCTCTGTGAACATATACACCGTCATCAATGAAAAGGTTACAATTTCTTATTATGCGCTTCTTGTTATTGGCATCTATAAAATATACCTCTTTCCCATCTACCCACGCCTGTATAGCTTCCTGCCAAGGGACTTCTTGGGGAACTTCCTCCCATTCGTCGTTCAATGAAATGCATTCGCTGGAAGTTAAAGGAGTTAAATCGCTGACATAATAATCAATAATTTCACCATCACGAATCTTGGAAGATGTACGAAAACGTCTTCCATCACGCGGCCTTATAAATATCTTTTTGGGGTTTTCGGCTAATTTAATGAGCATTTCGATTGTTTTTAACATTTAATATCAACAATCCTTTCACTTATCATTAATTTGCAATAATTAAGTTAAATTAAAGGGGCCTATAAATTATGTAGTTGGCCCCAATGATGTCAATAGAGGACTAATACTCCAACTTCAAGCTACCCAACTGTTCCTCAAGTAACTTCCCAATACTCTCAAGTTGTACGCGAGTTTCTTCTGCAATACCAAGAATACTACTCAACTCACCGGCTATTGTTTTAGTCTGAGGTTTATCGCATTCCCCGGCGCAAGATGGTGAGGGCTGTCTCAGGATACAGGAGATATCATAGGACAACCGATTTAATCTAACTACCTCGGACCTCAGTGAATCAATTTCATTTTCGATAACTGAACTTTGTTTAGCGACTTTGGCCTCACATGCTGTAGAATTCAATATTTCCACACTCCTTAAATAATTAAATGCTTAACAAAAACTCCGAATTAAATCTTATGGATCTCGCAATTGCCCTCACTGCATCATTAATTGCAAGGGCTTGACTTCTTCGAGTTTCACAATATTTTTTAATATCGTGATCGTTGTAGTTAATCTTCACATCATCCAAGAATTTACTAATCATCAAAAACATTTCTTTTTCTGAAAATTTAACAACTTCATGGACGAGAGTAAATCTGCGTAGCAACGCAGAATCAATCATGTCAAGTCGATTTGTAGCCCCAATAATTATTGTGTCATTTCTAACGCAATCTAGGGATTGCATAAGGCTAATTGTGATCCTTGCCATCTCTCCAATATCTTCCTTACCCCTCCTCATGCCAATACTGTCAACCTATCAATCATTAAAATACACTTTGTTTTTTCAATAAAATCAAAGGCCTTACTGATATTTTTGCCCGTTCCCCCTAAAAGACTATTGATGGCATTTGAGAAATTCATATATGCAAATGGCAACCCAAGTTTATAGGCCAAAAACCGTCCAAAAATAGTTTTTCCAGTTCCACTTTCGCCATGAAGCATTAATGAGTTGAGATATTGGATTCCCATTTCAGAGAGCTTTTGACTTGTCTGATACATCCCTAAAACTTCCTCGGTAATTGCCTGTTCCCGTTCTGACAGAAAGTATCTATTTTCATTGAAAGACATCGACACATCTTCCATGAACAAAATACCTTTTATATCGTGAGGAAGCTCTATGAGATTCAGGGAAGACGCTTGAAGTTTATTCTGAATATTATTGCAGAATTGCCTATTTGCTTGAGTTTTATCGTCTTCAATAATGAGTTTCACGTATATCTTGGCTTTCTGAATGTCGTTTTCAGTTATGCATCTTATTAAGTTTTTTAGTTTATCGTTCATAAATTACTCCTTTTATTTGATGGGGCAGAAAGATTATGTGTTCGCTGCAGTCGAACTGGTGGGGGTTTCTGCCCAAAGGAAAACATTGTTCTAAAATGGATATAATTCCAACGGGATATTTCTCCCAGCATCAGCAACGACAACGATTTTCCCTGTCAACTCTTCAATTTCCCGAATCATTCTATTGGCATCTGAATTATTTGCGGAAAGGTGCAACAGTACGATAAGCTTCACCTTCGACAAATCATTTGCTGATAAAAACTCCTTAACATGTTCCAATGAGAAGTGGCTTTCTAGTAAACGATTTTTCATGGCTTGAGGAATATATCCGGCTTCAATGTTGTAATCTAACGTGTCTTTGCAGTAATTACATTCGATGAGAATCCAATCTAACGAATTAAAACGATTCTTTAGGTAAAATGTATCGGTGGCGAATAAAATCCTTTCTCCAGTGGGTTTGTAGTAAATGAGATAACCAAAGGGATTAACTGCGTCATGTTCGGTTTTGAAGGGCAATACGATAAAATCACCAACTGTAAATTGAACCCCATCGTCAACCATTTGTGTCCTGTGACTCTCGGATACACCTAATTGCTTGGCTGTTTCAGGGCTGGTGTAAACGTCTATCCCTACCTTAATTACATCCTTGGTAGCCTTGCAATGGTCTTGATGCTCATGTGAAATTAAGCATCCTTGAATCCTTGATAGGTTAAAATCAAGGGCTTGTTGGATTTTGCTGAACTTAATTCCACACTCAATCATTAAATTGCCCGTTTCGGTCTGTAGGAGGTAGCAATTTCCACTCGAATTACTACCCAATATTTTAAGATTCATATCAAAAACCAGGTCCCATGTTGATTTGCCCAGCCTTTTCCTCAGCCTTCTTATCCATCTCGACTATCTCGGCATCGGTAATACCCTCGTGTTCAGGAATATCTTCACCCTGAATATCAATCACGTTGCCATTGTTCGCGTTTTCAGCAATCTCTCGTTCGACTTCAACTTCTTTGAAGTCATTTTCCAGCTGATTGAGTCGTAAATAATCATCATCAATCTTTTGACTGTCAATAGTGATGTCTTTGTAGGCCGCAATAAAAACCGTCTTGTGGCACATTTTGTCATACCAACCTTCGACCTGTTCCTTGCCAACAACCTTGCCATTCTTCCAGACATCCTTCTCGCCGCCCCAAAACTCTGCAGAGGCTTTATCGGGTTTCCGCTTAAGAATTTCCTTGATCGACATAATGACAAGCTTATTTTTCTCAGGTTTTTCGAAGTAAATATGATAGTAGAATCCCCCTATGATATCCCCGCGGTCAAAAGGATTAACGATGTCAAATTCGTAATGCTCAACCGGATTTTTGAACGACTTCATATGTGGTTTAAATACGTCGCTTGAGTAAACTAGGCAGACCACAACATCATCAGGTACATCTAACCCATACTTCACGGCCTTGAGTTGACGGCCTCGGTATCCGGGAATAAACGTAAGAATGTATTTTTGGGTTGCATTATCTTTGTAGGGGATAAGATTGACATGATTCTCTTGCATTGGGTCCCAACCGATTCTAGCCGCAGATACAACGCTCTGAGCAAGTTTATCCATGTCAACATTAGCCCATATAACAGGGACTTTATCTTGATATTGCTCTGATTTTTTCTTGCGCTTTTCCTCAGCTTTTCCTAAAACTGAATCGGCAACAATGAAGTAGTTTTGGGCTAACCGTTTCTGAAAGTTAGTAAGCGTAATCTCTCCGACGTTGCTTTGAAATAAAGCAATAACCTTATTTGTAAATCGTTCGGACATTGGTTGTTCTTTAACCGCAATATCTGTTGTCATTAACTTTGAACCTCCACTCTCAAATTTGAATTGTCGCAAAAAACCCAGTCATAATAGGACTCGTGTTTTCGCTCAACAGGCAAATCCTCAGAATACATCCGTGATCCTTCGTTCCATTCTGCATAGCATTTCGGGCACATATAGTGATTTAAAATCGCCACAAGAAAACCGGTTTCCGAATAATTGTTGCAGTCGTCGCAGATCCCAAGGCCGCCAAGCTTCTCTGTATCTGCCGCCGTAGCTTCGTAGATAAGATAGCCCACTTTGCTTTTGAATTTCAGCATTTAAGTAACCTCCACCTTTCTCAAGCATTTAGTAGCAAACCCACCACGCTTACCTTCGAGTTTTACAACTTCAGAACCACATACATCCCACGGTTCAGTAGTTACCAACCAAATTTTGTTCTTATTCTCTTCCATACTTGCCTCGTAACAATTAATTATCATGACCCGATCACCGGTCTTAAAGCCTGAAGACTTAGATTTTTTAGCCATATCAAGCAACCTCCACTCTTAATTTTTCATCCTGCTCGCTCACAATGAGTTTAATAACCTGTGATTTGATATCCACAAATCCTGTGACGCTCTCGCTGTTATCGATAAATATCGGGCAACTAACCCCATAAAACTCTGACAAGAGGTTAATAATATCCAACCCGGCATTAATCTTCCCGCCATTGTTAGCTCCATCGAACTCCACCCAAACCCCATTCGTATTAACCAACGTCCGACAAATCTCTTTCTCCGTTCCATCATTTAAAATGTCGAACATCTTGAACTTGACAGTCGTAAACCGGTTGTTAATCGCATCCTCAAGCATTTTGACCTTGGCCGTTGTGAATTGTTTAATCAGGAAGTCTTGCCGTTCCCATCCACTTAACTCACCGGCCAGTTTGCTTTCTTCTGCCTTGAGTTCATCAATGCGTTTCTTAGCTTTTGCGACTACTTCCTTTTGATTAAGTGTTTTGTTCAGGGTTTCAATTTGCTCATTGGCTTCACGTTTTTTGGTCAGAAGTTCAGTTGTTGTGTCTTCGATGGGCTTGGCCAGTTCGGTTTGAAGGGTTTGGAGTTCTCCGTGAAGGATAGAATAAGTTGGATCGTCTTCGTAATTGATAGCCACAGGATTTTGTTGTTTTACTATTTCTGTTTCCAGTTCAGTAAGGCGTTCATTAATTCTCTTTAATGAACCTTCCAGCGTGGCAAGACTTGCAGTATCCAATTCCTTTTCTTGGTTAAGAACCTCGCCCCTAGCCGCCGCATCCTTGCCCTTTTGTTGGATAGAAGTAAGGACTTGAGCCTTGTTCTTGTCAAAGTTTTCTTTCAACTTGTCAATCTTTTCCTGAGTTTTTCCTTCTGATAATGGCTGTTCGCAAGTTGGGCAATTAAATCCATCGGGAGGAATGAATTGCTTGGCGTTTTCTTCTGCCCATGTTTTGCGGAGTTCGATGATTTTTTCAGCAATCGTGTCTAGTTCAGTAATTCTTAGGAGGGAATTAGACCCCAATCTTGCAACCTCTCTAGAAATGGAATACTTCTCATTCTCGAGACTTGCCTTTTCATCGATCAACTTCTTCGCATCAGCACCGGCGGCAATTTCGATTTCCAACTTTCGCCCGTTAACTTGGTTCTGCAATCCATACGCCTGTTGCTGTTTCTGACGGTATAAACTAGCACCTTGGGCATTTGTAGCAAGTTCTAATTCAATACCCTCCAGTATGGATTTTTGCTTCGCTAGTGAGGTTTCTGTCGCGGTATAATCCACTGCATCTATGGGCATGTTTCGTTGTTGCTCGTTAATCCGTGAAGGGATCCCATCAAGTTTGGATTTAGTGTTTTTGATTTGCTCCGCGATAACCAATTTATGATTTTCAATCGTTCTGCCAGAATTAATGACGTTTAGCAGGTCAAGCATACTATTGTCGCCAAGAGTTATGGCAGTGTCAATAACTTGTTCATCCGATACATTGCCGGATATTTCAAAGAGGATTTTACGCCGTTCTTGCCATCCAAAACCCTTTTCGTTAGTATTAAAAAAGAGGGGATTTGTTAGGAGTTTAAAGATGTTTTCTTTGATGATTGAGCCGATTTCGACGGCATAGTCTTTGGCTTTGGTTGGGACATCATTGACCCAATAGGAGGTAAGATTGCCTTGAAATTCTATCTCTTTGGTTTTCTGATTCTTAGACCATTTTTCGGAGAGTTGGCGTTTGAGTTTCAAGGTTTTTCCGTTAACAGAGAAAACACCCTCAACTATGCTGTCTAAATTGTGAAGCTCGTTGCCATCTTCATCCTGTGGTTTTACCTGGTAATCTGTTCTGCCAGATGAATCTTTCCCAAAGAGTAACCACTGGCTACTGTCGAACAAGGTTGATTTACCCGTTGCGTTCTTGCCGAATATGTCAGCATTTTTACCGTTCAACTCTAGGGTAAAATCCTCTACCCCTTTGAAGTTTTTTAGGGTTAGGGATTGTAGGCGAATATCAGTTTGCATTTTCTTCCTCCCTTGCCTTGGTTTCTTCTACTGTGAAAAATGACACGTCTTTGCCGGAAATAGGTCGTACCGTCATATATTCAAATCCCATTTCACTCCCTAAGTTTCCCCAAGCCCTATTTGCATTCTCTTGTGGTGATGAAGGTGGTCTGCCTCCAAAAACCATGTAGGTAACTGGTTTACAAGCATCCATTAACCCATCTAGTTGCTCTTTAGAAAGTTCGTATTCTTTACGCATATTTATTATCTTCCTCCCTTAAAATCATTGGGCAATTCCTGTAACTCATCCCTTGACTCGTGGAATTCGTGATAGAATTCAGGACCATCAAAACGATACTTATCGTTTCTACCCTGTCCCCAACCAGCGCAATTATCGCCTTGAGCTACCATTTCGCCAGCGTTTACCTTGGCATCCAAAACGCCTTTTAGATCAGAATGTTTTTCGCATCCAAAGCCCTGTGGGCCAACCGTAATGTATCTGCAACACTCATTCCCTTGACCGATTTTGCAGACTTGGTTTAGATGGATTTTTGAGATTTTCAATTGGGGTTCCTCCTTAAAGCAAACTTATTTGTTCCTGAAAGCTTTGCTGTCCAATTTTTTAAAACAACAATGTCCCATACTGCAGGTCTTCGAGCATGTTTTTCCTCGGAGTCAACCTATCAAATGCGCATGGCCGCATATCAAGTAACCAGTCATGTTCCAAGGCATTTAACTTTATGTCATCACTGATAGCGCAGGCAAATGTTTTCATTTCCCTTGCCATGCCGAATTTCATCAAGGCAGTCCATTTTTGTGGGTAATGTTTGCGTAGGATTTCAATGTTATTTCTCTCGTAAGCAAGGCCAGTGCCGCAAACATAGCAGCCATTACGCTCAAACAGTTTGTTCCCTCCATCATCCGTTAGGTCATACAACGGTGCATAAGGCACATCAAATTTGTGTATATAATCCCAAACATCGTTATCATTCCAAATTGACAAAGGGTTGGAATACAAATAATTGTCAGCCGTATTGTATAGGAATCCATAGTCGAGAAAAGTAAAAGTCCTGCGCCTCGATTCACTTGCTAACAGGCCTCGAAAGAGCGTGTCACACCCAAGTTTCTTTTGGAGCTTTTGCGAAGGTCGTTCCTTGATGAAGTTACAACAACTATGCGATATTTTCATATCGGGGAACTTTCTCAGCATTTCGTAATACCTGTCGTTCCCTTTCGATTGTTCCGGGCTGTACTTCAGAAACACGTTAATGTTAATCCGGGGAGCATCAAGTTTAGTAGCATCTTTACCTAGGATCGGAAAGCCGTACTGTTCGGCGATAAACCAAAAGCTGATGAGCGTTCCTTTCCCCCAAATGAGTTTTCGACTGCGAAAATTTTCCCACATCTCAGGCGTCACGGCTTCATTCAGCTTGTCAGTCGAAAGCAAACGGCCTTTCTTATTTAGGTATTTCCCGACTTCGCCGCGCTCTTCGATCAGTGACCAGACTTCTTTTTGCGCTTCATATTTCAGCCGTGGTACTTTCAGTCGATCTAGCTTTGTTTCATGGAAGTTCTCGCCACCCCAATCCTTACCGATCTTCCTGGCAAAATTGAGGCTTTCTGAATACTCAACACCCGTATTGCCGAAAATAACAACCATATTCTTAGCTTGCTCGGGACAGGTTGTAAGGATTAAATGCCATAGCGCTGTTGAGTCTTTTCCGCCAGAAAAGGCAAGAGCGACTTTTTTACCTTGTTTAAATGTTTCGAGAATTACTTCTTTGGCTTTTTCAATTTTTTTATCGAGTTCCCATGATTGCATTTCCTGCAGCTCGGCATACCTGAATACACTTTGCTTTTTCTTACCCATATTTCACCCCCTCACTTTCTAATAAACACTTCCAACTCCCTGAGTGCAGCGATAACTTCTAGTTGAAATTTATCCATTGGGATTCCCCTCTCTAAAATAGACTTATTTGATACTTTGGCTTTCCTTTTTCGGCTAGTGATATCAAGTGTTTAATCCTGTACTCGTGTTCCTCTGCTTGATCCATACTCACCCTTGCACTACGCTCAGCGAACATCGCTAACCACCATGTACTATCCACTGAGTAAAATGGGAACGCGGTCATTAGTTCGTGATGAGTGATGCCGAGCCCGTGGAAGTGTCCGCTAGGGTGTCGCGAATATACTTGGCTCAGCCAACTCCTACGCTGTTTATGGGGCTTACCTACTGTTCCACCTAGCCCAACTATCCCATAGCGTTTAACAAGTTCGTCCAGGAGTTCCATTGGTTCCCCCATATGGAAAACAGGGATTGGAGTAAACCCTAAAGACTCAAGATATTGCTGATTTTCCATCGTTGCCTCCGGATCTCCAATCACATCCAAACAAAAGTATCTTTCCGGCTGCCATTTGGTTAGGTATTCTGCATGCTCCTCAACGGTTATTTGTTTACCCCTAGACCAAGCAGAGAATGCTCCAGAATCAAGTAGGACCTCCATGCCAAATTCCTTGGCCATCTTCCAAACATTTGCACTCGGTTTAGCCGCGTAGGAGAACATGACCGTTTTTATGCCCTGCTGATGGAGTTGATTAAGCGCCTTTGGATACTCGCAGCCACCGAAGTATACTTTCACTTATTCCCCTCTCAATATTTGATAAAAACCTCAAGGTACTGGACCCCAAACCTCAGTGCATCTTTCCGGCTCTCCATAAACAAATCCTTAGAATTTTGAACAATCCCTTTCTGATGCAAAACTTCTGCTGATGAGCAGGCCCTAGCGTATTTGCATTCCCATGATTTTCGATGACCGAGACACCCGCCGCAATTCTCAAGATGTTCCAATAGTAATGAGAAAAGAAGATTAGCTTTCATCGTTAGCCCTCCCTATCCAAAATCTCCTGAATTGTCCAAACAACCGGCTCTGGCGTTTTCCTCATCATCAGATTAATTAATGTTTCCCCATCCACATTAATCGAATAGAAATCACCTTCGTTACTCTCTCCGGGTGAACCGAAGTACTCTTTACCGGGAAATATCTCTTCCAGTAAGACATCTACGGCGTTAAAATCAGCATCGACAGCGGATATGACGGATACGCGGAGTAGACCGCTTGAATGACCATCTATAGCCCAGTGTTCGATGATCGGATTGTCTGTAAGGTTTTGAATAGCCGAGAGTTGACTTGGTGTGAGTTTTTTCATACTAGTACCTCCATTGATCTATCCTTGGCCATTTCGGTGTATTCAGAATTTAGGTCAATATAAATGCTATCCCTACCCAACTCAGATGCTACCATTGCCACAGTTCCGCTTCCTCCAAAGGGATCAAGGACTTTTCCGCCAACCGGGCATCCCGCAAGAATACAAGGCTTTATTAAGTTAGGGGGAAATACAGCGAAGTGTGCTCCTTTGAATGGCTTCGTTGCCACCGTCCACACCGAGCGTTTATTTCTTGTTGGCACTATTGCCCTAAATGCTTCCCTTCCCGCCAAGGAATTTGTTTTGCCGTTAAAGTCACCACGTTTAACTGATTCCCTTTGCTTTCGGTCTGAACGATGGCTTGAATATTTCTGCCCTGGGATCTCGAGTAAAGTTGCCTTCCCGTGATCTCTCTCAAAAGTTGCCGCTTGTCCTTTCCATTCTTTGGCCGGTTCTTTTATCGCATCCGAATTGTAGTAATATTTTTTGCTTTTGCTCAGAAGGAAAATGTATTCGTGAGCTTTAGTTGGTCTATCTTTTACGCTTTCAGGCATCGGATTCGATTTGCTCCATATGATGTCTGAGCGTAGATACCAACCATCAGATTGTAATGCGAAGGCTACTCGCCACGGAATACCAACTAAGTCCTTTGGTTTCAATCCTGGTGGAATAGCCTTTTTAATTGCTTTCATACCACCTAAATTTCGTTCCCCTATTGTCGGGTCACCCATTCCTGATATGCCATGCTTTGCGTAACAGTCTCCGAGGTTCAACCAAAGCGTTCCATCGTCCCTCAATACTCTCCGCACTTCTCGAAGTACATTAACTAACTTATCCACATACTCTTCCGGAGTTTTTTCTAATCCCAGCTGTCCTTCAACGCCATAATCGCGGAGGCCCCAATAAGGCGGAGAAGTTACACAGCAATGGACTGATTCGTTTGGTAGGATCTCGAGTATTTTAAGAGCATCGCCTGTGTATAAAGTGTTCAAAGTTCAACCTCCACTTCTGCCACAAATTCCATGAAATAAGGTTTAAATCCACTTGGATTTTGAATTGGAATAGTCATGGACTCACTCACGCAACACATTACAGGTATCTTATCGCCGTCTAATTTGATGCAATTGTCGCCATGGAATACGAGACATCTTGCTAAATATTTGCAATCTGAATTAAGACATTCAGTTTTGCGTTTCCTCTCCATGTTCATCAGATTAACCGTCCTCGTTTTCTTCCTCGTCGAGTTCGATCTGTTCTTTAGCTAATTGGATTGCGAGTTTATATGTTCGTTCATGCTTTGTTCCGGCGTGTGTTTTTTCGACTGCTTCTTCAAACTCATCAATACTGCCATAGAAACAACCGCAAATAACATGAATTTGATTTGTCTTAACACGGAAGAAAGTCGTGAATCCTTTTCGTGATCCGATGCAGCCTAGCTGGAAAATGTGGGTAGATTTTTTGACCCGAGCATTGCCATAGACCCAAGCATTGCCATAGACCCGAGCATTGCCAGAGACCCAAGCATTGCCAGAGACCCAAGCATTGCCATAGACCCGAGCATTGCCATAGACCCGAGCATTGCCATAGACCTGAGCATTGCCGGACACCCACGCATCGCCGTACACCTGAGCATCGCCGGACACCCGAGCATCGCCGTACACCCGAGCATCGCCGTACACCCGAGCATCGCCGGACACCCAAGCATTGTCGTACACCCGAGCATCGCCGTACACCCACGCATCGCCGTACACCCGAGCATCGCCGTACACCCACGCATCGCCGTACACCTGAGCATCGCCGTACACCTGAGCATCGCCGTACACCCACGCATCGCCGGATTGATCGAGGTTCTTCTCTTTTTCGATGTAGCCACCTAATTCCCCAGCATCAACATTTTTAAAAGACACAAGGGCTTTGATCCTGAATAATTTGACTCCAAAAATACTTAGAACAAATTCACTGGTCAATTCAAATTTATTTTGCATGTAATTTCCCCCTCATTTAATTTTGAATAGAATAGTTTTATAGCTTTGTGGTATAATATTTAATAAGTTGTTTACCTTCGGCTCGAAGATGTTTGCCGCATCGACGAGTCTTTTTTGCGTGATAGATTTCCATATGAATCTGTAAGAGGAATGCTAGACCGATAATGTGGTATGCGAGGATGGTGCAGGTCATGGTGTGGCCTCCCTAAACCTTCGTTAATCGTTTGCAAAACAGACTTGGAGAACTATTCGAACTAATTTCAACCGTTTTAGTAAGACTGGAACCATATAGAGTTAAATAATCACAATCGGAGTCGATGCCTTTAATTCCGTATCCCTGCGCCACCAATTCGTTCATCAGTTTATTAACTAAAAACTCAATCTTGGCATCATCCGGAAGTTTAGCGACTTTGATCGTGATTCTTTTGGCGAATAGGTTGAATGCCCATTCGCGGATTGCTTTTTTCATAGTTGGTCTCCCCCTTAAATCTCCAACGCCTTCATAACTTCATCCCTGAACCCTTTAATTTCAGCAACTAACTCCTTGAAACTAGTGGCATCCGATACCCTCACTTCATGGTCAATAAGGAATTTTCCACACTGAGGTAAGTCTCTGAAATAGCCCAATGGTACGAGCGATTCTTTGCCGAAGTTTTCACTGTCTTTTTTGGTTACGATTCGTTTTTCATTGACGGTTAATTGGTTAGTGTCACTGGTAATTGCATATTTTCCAATGTCGATCCTGATAGGCCCGTCCTCCCTTTACTTGAACTTGTTCATCTTCCGCATTTGCCTTGCCAATTTACGATTCTTCTTCCGACTTGGCTTTATGGCAACTAACTTCCCATTGTTCCAAGTAATGCCGAGTTTTCCCCAGGAATCAGACGGAAACATCACTTCAATATGCCGTCCTTTTCCCAATCAGATTCCTTATTTGCGACAGAAAACCAAATCTAGGACTACGAGCCATGCAAGAATCAACTAGGCTTGCTGTTTCACGCTGTTCTTTGCGTGTGAGTTTCTTGGCTCCCCAAACGAATTTCTGAACGATTCCGGGATAAGTTTTCTCCATGTACTCCCAATAGGATAGACCTGCTTTCTTGGCAGCTTGGCTGTCGATGTTGGCTGGGTTGTTTGATTTTCCAACGTCTCTCAAGACGGTTGTTTGAAGCTTGACTTTCATTTTAATTCCTCACTTTCTTAGACGCATCTACTGCCGCCCAATATCCAAGTCCACCCTTTTTCTCCGCAAGTCTCCGAGATATTGCTTTTAGTTCTTTAACTTTAGTCATTGACGATAGTGATTTACTCATTAATTTTTACCTCGCTTTCCTTTCGTTTTGAAGTCGATCTAATTCCGCCCACTCAGGAGGAAAAACTACTTTTCCATCAAGCGTTTGCACTACACAAAAATCATCATCGTCCGTTATTCTCACTTCTGGAAAAATAATTTTTTGCAAATTAACATAGGAATAAACTTCGTCAACTGTTTTGAGTTCTACAGGAGGGTAGTGCTCCCCATCTTTCTCAATAAAACAATATCCTTGAAACATTTTCACACCTCACTTTTCCTCGATCACTCATAAACAACATTCTTCCTCCCGTTATCCTGCTTAGACATGTACACCATTCCGCATTCCAAACAGGTAAAACTCGCTATGTCGTAATCCTCATTATGGTTTTCCTGCTCCGTTCGTAAGTAGCGGGCTATGTTTATTCCTGCACCACATCCTGGGCATGTATCAGATATTTCTGCGCTTTCGATGGAGATTATGGGCAGGTTATTGCAGTGCAAGTCTTTGTAATACTGCAAGATACGAACTGAATAGCCAAATATAGGCATATGAGAAAGATTGTATTTCTCCAGGATGTGAGCTATCCACTTCATTAAATCATTTCGACTGCATTTACCATGAGCGTAGTGATTGATGAGGTTGTGGATGTTTTGTCGATCTTTGAGGGTTGGGAATTGGAGAGTTGGCATAGTTACCGCCCTCCTGTCAGGTACAAGTGTGCAGCCAAAATAACTAATAATAATCCCATAAATGTAAATCCCCAAGCGACTAAGTCACTTTTGCGTAATTTAGAGATAATGCGCTTTCGATTCAAAAAGATTACTGCCGCTGTGCCGATACAGATTAATCCTCCAGTCATATCAATTCCTCCCTTTTACAATAGAAATTAAATCCTCTCCTTACAGGCTTTTTTCCTCTCGTGTCGAATTGGTAGTTGTCCAGACTTTCAATGCCGATCAGAGAGGATGTAGGTTTTGATGGTCGTTGTTTGTCCTTTATCAATGTGTGGTGATGTCAAGCAATGTGATCTGAGATGCGCGTTGTTGATTAATTCAGAATGCATACTAATAGTTGCATTAGAAAAGATTATCCAAGCGAGCTATTCAATGAAGTAAGCTGAGTTAAAATTTGCAAAGCTGTCAACGTGCTTGCGTTGATGGCTCCTTCTTTATCTAGGGATTCTGTGACTTGATCGAGAATTTTACTGACAACGAGATCCATTTTTTCTTTGTTTGTCATGGTAGTGACCTTCTTTCATAATTAAATTGTTCATGGTTTTCACCTATATAGGTTTTTCGTTTTTCATGTCGAATTAGAAATAGATGAGAAGGGAGGCGCCAAGTGTGGAGATTGATTTTAATAAACTGTTGAACGATTACATCAAAGAGTTAAGGAAAACTCATCCATATAAAGATGATATTGGTGGTCAATTAAATATTTTGGCTGAAGAAACTGCAGCAAATGTTTGCATCAACTTGTTATACCGCTATCACGAGCTTTTAAAGAAAGGCGAGTAAATAATTCTTTTGCTAGTTCCTCAACATCTGGCCGTTCTGAAACTTGTCTTTTCAGTTCGGCTATTTCTTTTTCGAGAAGTTCAACTCGTTCTTCGAGTGTTTGTTCTGACATAGTTTTCATCTCCTTTCATGTGATAATTGGGATAAATATTTAATCAGATATGTCTGGACAACTCGTTATTTAATGGACTCCAACATCGGATAAACCCAAAGGCCTTAACGCATTAATGGGAGATTGTGAAAAATTCTCGCGCGAAAGTGCATCCTGCGACAAACACCTAAGATGCGTTCTATCTTCATTGTGTTCCCACGATCATACTCATCCCATGCCCAAGTGATTAGTTCACCAACTTCATTCATTGCTTGGACTTCCTTTCCTTTAACCATCTTTTTCACAACTCAGACTAATACAAGTTCTGTCTTAAATTTGTTCACGAAATAAATCTGGCCTTTTCCGCTAACTTTTGTAGTGGTCGTCGCCCTGACGCTTCCATCAGGATTATTGATGGTTCGCTTTCTGATCTCAAGTAATCCAAGTTCCATACTGCGCTGGGTTGGCTGATTGAAACTCTCTCCTTTTCTCTGAATCAGATACCCATCTTCCCTGAGCTTCTCAAACAATCTGTTCTGTCCGATTTCTACTCCGTTCTGCCGTAGGATTTTCGCGAGCTCTCCGATGAGGATGGTGTTGTTTGACACTTCAAGGGCTTCGGCAAAGATAACCTTGGGACGTTGGGCTTCAATTTTTCCTTCAAGTTGAAAAACAGCATTCTTGTATTCGAGTATTTTTACATCAGCCATTTTTAAGGCTCTTGCCATTAATGCTTCAGGAGAATTCCAAGCCTTTTCGAGTTGGATGAAATACTGCCTAGCTTGCTTACCTTTTTCTGTTCGCTGGAGCATTGCAAGTTCTTTTGCCATTTCGATTGTTAGTTGATAATCAACTGTTGCTCGCGTAACTTCTCTTGACCCTTCAATTTGAACTTGCTCAATTTTGAGCGGGTTGAAATCAATGCCTTCTGTGAATCCATATTCACACATTCTTGGGAACCAATCTTTAAAATGTGTTCCGACCTCTAGAAATTCATGGAGTGATCTTCCTGAAACTGTTTGTTTCTCACCATCGTAATTAACTGGAATTAGATTGTTCATAAGTCCTCCCTGTTTTCCCACCATTTCAGCTACATCCCGGCTGTCCACAACATTGATTCCGTTTTGATTAATGATTGTTAAATTGTTCAATTTGTCTCTCCTTTCTACAGGTTTTACTTCGCTTGCGTCGAAGTTGATAGTTGTACAGACTAACAATGCAGATATGAAGGGAGGTGTAAGTCAATGATAGATAAAGTAAAAAATTGCATAATCGAGTTCTATAAAACAAACAGTAAAGACAATACAATGGATTTCGATTATATTGTTAAGAGTACCGGGCTTTCAGAATCCGACATCGATAAAGCTTTACGACAGCTTATAGACAAAGGGTTCCTAAAGAATGTCCTGTATGCAGACAATGTTCCTTTTACATTCACTATCTAACTTCATCTTTCTTATTTTTGCTGGCTGAAATAGTCAGCATTTTCTTTGTCTTTAGCTGTAAGCTCTTCGATTGTGTGACTTTCAAGATATTCTTCCGAGTAAAGCATAGTTGTCATGCCGAATACTTTATAATACTTGTGCTTTGGGTTAATTTCCCTGATGTTGTTTTCTTTTAGATAATTAGTTTTGTTTGCATCCATCCTTTTTCACCTCACTTCATTTGATTAAGTTGTTCGTGGACCCTCCGCTAGGCAGTCTTAAGATACTTCCTTGAAACGATGTCCTTGACCATTTTGTAATCGTAATCTAGATCAATTAGGGAACTGATTTGGCCTTCAATCATTTCAACTTGCTTCAATTCAGAAGATGTAAACCTGTTTCGCAGATTATCAGTTTTGCCAATGCCGTGAAATTCCCTCAATTGCTTCGCGTTCTTGCCAAAAACTATTTTGTAAACAAGATCCGTATAGTGCTTATACTTCATTTCCTTATGTGGGCTTTCGGGTAATCCTTGGATTGCGTTTGTTAATGCTTCCCTTGCTTGCTTTCCAATTTGACGAGTTACCTTGCGACTAATAAGTTCTTTTTGCATTAGATAGAATTGTTTAACAAGGGCTTTTTTGAATTGACGAACTGGAAGAGTGTTTTTCATGTAAATGATCAAAAGTGTCGATTGCTGTTCGTTCAGTTTATAGATCTTTTCCGACTGTCCACTTTCTAAAGGTCGGATTTCAAATCCGAGCTTGCCGAATTCTTCTAGGTCAGATTCATAGTTTCTAATCAATCTTTGAACAGTGTCATGTTGAACCTTTCCGTGTTCAGCAATGACTTTTGATGTAGTGAAAGGTATCTCGCTTAAATCGTCCGGTTCGAGGAAAACTAGGTTGTTCATAAGCCCTCCTTTCTTAATTAACCCGCTTCCTTATAATCATCTTCTTCACAATAGAAGAGATAGTCGAGCGTCATACCTTTAAAAAAAGCCTTTCTAATTTTTACCATTTCACCTCTCTTAAATTCTGAACGGCCCGACATCTTATCATAGAAAGCCTGAGCAGTTGTTCCGATTGCATCTGCGATTACCTTTCCACTAATATTGTCAAGTCTCGCCATCTCTGCCCTTAAGTTCTTAAACAAATTATTTCCCCCTTACTAAAAATTTACCATGCATGGTATGATTCAATAATATACCATGCATGGTAACCAGTCAATAGACTAAAGCTATTCTCTTATGATTTGAGTATAAAAATTTATGTTGTATGGTAAATATATTTAATGTATAATGTGCTAGAAATGTACAAACTATTGTAGAAAGGCGGGTTCGATAAACCCATGAAGCTTATTGATAAGTTAGATTTGCTAATGAGTGAAAAAGGTATCAACAGAAGAGAACTTTCAAAGCTCTCGGGAATACCTTATATGACAATTATTAATTTCTATGAACTTGGAACAGACAATATCAAACTATCAACCCTGATGAAGCTTAAGAAGTATCTCAACGTAACATTAGATTATTTAGCGGACGATGATGTTCTAGAAAGGAATTAATGTGATGGCAAAGCAACGCAATCCTAATGGTATGGGAAGTTATAAGCTTCGCAAAGATGGGAGAATATCTTGGACTCAGCAAGTTGATGGCAAGCCTCGCGTACTCTACGGGAGGACTCCTGGCGAATTACAGGCTAAAGTTAAGAAGGTTTCAAATCTGCCGGTTGTAGCTTCTAACAAGTTGACCGTCGATGAGTGGTTTATAAAATGGCTTGCCGTATATATTAAGCCCCTCAAGAAGCAAGGTACATACGACCAATACAAGACGCTTTACGAGCAACATGTTAAGCCAGAGATAGGACATAGGAAGATATCCAAGATCATCAGCATGGATATTCAGGGCGTGATTGCAGTCATGAACGATAAGGTAGTCCATGCTACGGTGCTGGATAAGGCGGGTAAGGTGATTAAACCCGAAAAGAGGGGTTATTCCACAAGGACGATGAATCATGTCAAAGGGGTTATGCTCAGGGCTTGGAAAAAGCTAATTAAGGATAAGATAGTTAGCGAAAATCCCGTGGTAGATATTGAGATACCGCAGAAGCAAGCAAAGCAACGGAAGGTATTATCTATCGTGGAACTCCATAAGCTCTTTGTTGCAATGAAGGATAGTCGGTGGATCTGGTCCATGCGTTTACTACTTGTAACAGGGATGAGAAGAGGGGAACTTCTGGCACTTCGGGAAAATGACATTGACTTGGAAAACCGGCGAATAATCATTGATGAATCTGATAGCAGTACAGGAATTGGGGATACTAAGTCGGCTAAGATCCACAACGTCCCCCTAACTAAGCAAGCTATGGAATATCTGTCCGAGCAAAGAAAAATGTTGTTGAAAGAGACTAACCCGATACTCTTCAATGAGGAACTAAAAAAGACTGGCCTTTTATTCCCGTCCGATGAGGGCAAACTTTTAACCGCAAACTCGTATACAAAAATGATGAGAAGGTATACTGAAAAAATAGGTATATATGCAAGTCCTCATTGTCTAAGGCATACGTTCGTATTTATGAGCCGCAAAAAGCTTAGTTTAAAAGATCTGCAGTATGCCTTGGGTCATGATGAAAGCACGACCACATTGGATATCTATGGGGATATGATAGCGGATTCAAGTGAAGACGCAGCCAACGTTCTTGACAATATTTTTGATAAAATTGATGATAAGTTACACGATCTTGAAAAGGGTAAAAAGAAAGAGACTGGGAAGGTCCTTGAGTTTAGGCGAAAGAGTAGTTGACACAGAAAAAGGCCCTCACCTGAGAACCTTTTTTATTTATCCATTTTGACCCTCTTTTGACCCACTTATTATTGAATAATTAAATAAATTAAGTAGTTGGGTAAAAATAGAAAAGTCCCTAAATACCGATGAAATAAGGATTTATACAGACATCATAATATTAAAATAAGTGCACGTGCTTGGTTCGGGACCAAGAGGCCGTGGGTTCGAATCCCGTCGCCCCGACCACTGATATCAAAGGGTTTCCTTCATTGGAAACCCTTTATTTTTTTGCCTTTTGACCCTCTTTTGACCCACTTATCTAATTTCAATTAATTCTAATAAGACATTATACATTTTCTTAATTTTACAGGCAATGACCTTGGGTATCACTCCCGGGTCGTTTTCGTAAGCGATATATGTATTAATAGGTATTTCTAAGTGCCTTGCGGCTTCCTCCACGGTATATCCACTTATTTCCCTCGCAGTGCTTAACGTAATCTGAAACATTTATTTTTTCCTCCTTCAATTTTTCGCTTGTCAAAGAGGATTAATACTATTATAATTGCAATAGCAAAATATTCCCTTCTTTGGAAGCGTGTTTTGTGTAAAGGAAGTCCGGACCTTTTGCAGGGGTGTGTGGACTTCCTTGTAATTCTCAGAATATTCCTAAATTACCATCGTTTCCATAGTCCAATAGTCCCAAATTGTGTGATGATTTTGTGACGATTTATATAAGATTTAGACAAAATAGGTTTGTTTATTATTAGAACATATGTTCCATTGATGTTCAAGGGGTAATTTGTCGAAGTGGCTAGGACTAAAGGCTCAAATTATTTAGATACTTTTGAAAATAGAAAAAAGCCTCGCTCATTTGAATAAGGCTTTTGTTTTTTACTTACTAGTCATTTTAGATCCCCAACCGTCTTCCGAGACAAGGTAGAATATATCCTTTTCACCCATACCGCTTCCTACCCCAACTTCTACCTGAATACTAGCAGGGGCTTTTCTGCCTTTTGCATAATAAACTCCGATGATGTTCCCAATTTTGTAATGCTGATTTTCACAGCTAATTGCATCTGATTCTGATTTATGTTCAAGGTTGCATGTTTCACAAAACCAAGTGGTTATTGATTTCGGCACTTTCTTCATCCCCCTACAATATTGATTTAACCGTTAACGCTAATCCCTCTATTTCGCTCTCGGCACTTCCGTATATCAAACCAATGTTCCTCGCATACTCTTTCTCTTCCTACCCAATTGCGTTCTTCTTCCTTCTCGTAAAGTTCTTCGGAAATGATAATTTTATGTCCATCTTTAAATTCAATTAGCCAGCATGATTCCATCCTTATCCATTCCTCCCATGTTTTTTCAAGAGATTGTTCATGTAGTTAATCATTAACGCAGTATGAACATTTAGGGCATCTATCCCGTGAAAATCCCTCGTATACATGACCACATTCTTGACAAGTTGCCCCTTTGCACTCGCTAATGTGATTTTTTGTCCATTCTTTGCATTCTTTAAGCTTTCCGACATTCCTGCTTTGGCACCTTAAACACAACGCGCGAAAACCTCTTATGGATACATGAGAGTCTATGATAATCCATTCCGGGAATTCCGTAGTCTTATTAATCACTTCCCAATTTTCTTTCATGTTCAAGTGGTTATCCCCCTTCTCAATAAATCCAAGACTCAATGTTGCCTGTCAAGAAGTTGTCTAAAAAGTATCGGCCACACTCAAGGCAATGATAGACATCTCCCGTGTGTTGTCCTTTATGTGATCTTTCGGTATTTATATTACTGTAAGTAGTGTCAACCTGCTCCATTTCGGAATCACATTGTTTACAGTTCATTTCTCCCCCTCCTTGTTAAACCAACAATAGTTATCTCCTACCTCTTGCCATACCCATCTCTCAAACTCTTCCGTTATCTCATTCTCTGGCACATCATCTTCGAACTCAATTTCTTCTTGATGACGTTTACCATTTTCGCTACAACTAAATATTATGGTTTTCATTTCTCCTCCTCCTTCTCAATCTCATAATTAGTACATATGCCACCACTCCAAAACATGCAATCTGCATAGCAATTCCAATCATCTACTCCGAATCCTACATGGCAATGGAAGCGTTCTTGCTTATTCTTGGATGATTCAAT